GCTTCCGGCCAACCTGGAGAAGCTCATCAACGTCAAGCTCGAGATCACCAAGCGCACGCGCGGCGAGAACGAGAACGTCTACATCAACCGGCGCATCGTGAAATTGAATCCTCAGCGAAATTTCGACCAACCGGAATCTTGGTTTTCGTAAGCCATTGATCTCAAAGCCTTTCGTGCTACACCAGTGGCGTCACGGTCTGAGCGAAATTTCGCTGTCACGCCAGGCTGCCGGGCCAGTTGAAAGCCTTCTGCGGGGCCCGTATCGAAAATAGCCCGAACACTAAGCACGCCTACTCAGAGCCGTGCAGGAAGTGTGAAAGGATCGTGGAAAGCATTCCCGATCCCGATGAAGCGGAAAACGACATCAAAAAACATTTCCGGTATGTATCGTTTAACAGCGAGAGAAACCCGGAAGTTAACAGCAAAGGAGAAAATCATGCCTGACAATTTTGGACGAATGACAAGTGACGAAGCACCGCAACATACGCCGGGCCCGTGGACGATTTATAACCACGACGGGACCAATTCCGGACACTACGACGGGTACCTAAAAAGTAACATCCGAGCGGGGGCGGACCTGATACATATTCGCCAATCAGTGGCAGGCAACACATTCCCGCGACTGGCAGCAAATGTCCGCTTGATTGCCGCTGCCCCATCAATGTACGACGCATTATGGGCTATAGCCAACATGCAGGTCCAAGAAGAAACAGACAAAGGTGAAGTCCTTGCACTTTGCATGTCAATCGCTCGCATTGAGTTAGAAAAATTTTCAACGGCTGGAAAATAACCAACATTCTCGACGTGGGTCTGTGCGAACTGGACACAGCCGACGGGCCCTACAACAAGACCGGATACCGACTTGAGCATCGAGAGGACGGATTTGCAATCACGGTCGGCCTGATGGAGTACATATCTGGCTGGTCAGCGTTTGAGATACTTTACTGGCTGCACGAAAAACAAGCGATACCAAGGAGAAAGCACTAAGCCGCCGGGTGGTCCGGCGAAAAAGGAGAACGAAAATGACGACGGAAAAAACGCAGTACACGATCGGTTGCAAGCTGTTACAGGAGGACGGCACGTCGCTCAACGGGCAGTACCGGTACGAGCGCGGCCGGTGGCAGACCGTGCCGGGTAACGGCGCGTATATTGCCGTTACCGCCGGGCTGACGGTTGGCGGCACCGGGCCGGTGCTGGCGTATTTCGAGTGCGCCAAGCCGACCGGCGCGCCTGCGCCATACGGCGTGCAGACGTACCGGCGCGTGCGCTGGATTTCTGATTCGCCGGACAGGATCTCACCTGAATTACGCGGCGAGTGCGCGTGCTACGCGCCGGGGTTGACCGGCGCGCAGCGTGTCGCGCTGGCGGCGGCGTCCACGGAGTACTGGCGCGGCGAGTGCGCGAGGGACGCGCCGGATCTGACCGGCGACCAGCGGTACGCGCTGGCGGCGGCGTCCACGGAGTACTGGCGCGGCCTGTGCGCGAGGGACGCGCCGGATCTGACCGGCGACCAGCGGTACGCGCTGGCGGCGGCGTCCACGCCGGACCTGCGCGGCTGGTGCGCGTTACGCGCGCCGGACCTGACGCCGGACCAGCGTGTCGCGCTGGCCACGTCGTCCACGCCGGACCTGCGCGGCCTGTGCGCGCGGTACGCGCCGGGGTTGACCGGCGCGCAGCGTGTCGCGCTGGCGGCGGCGTCCACGGAGTACTGGCGCGGCGCGTGCGCGTGCTACGCGCCGGGGTTGACCGGCGAGCAGCGGGCGGAACTCAGGTCATCGGCGACGACGAAGAAGATCGCATCGCGCCGAAGTTCATCGAGTTGGCGCACGATGACGCGACCGACTGGATCGCGGGCAAGATAAGGGAGTCGAGTTATGTGTAATATCAAAAAGAAGCGAGGGCCGAAACCGATGGGGCGCATCGTGCGCCCTGTCGGGCTTACGATCAAACACTGGGACTGGGCCAGGGTTCGCGGGCGCGGAAAGGCGACCCGCGGAATCCGCGTCCTTATAGAAGAGGACATGGAGCGAAATGGTGTACTAGATAAACAGGAAGGAGAGGCCAATGTATAACCGGATCGGAATATCGGGCGTTGTGCGCGGAATCGGATGGACAAACCTTTCTGCTCAAATGGAACAGGCAGGGCGCGAACGGGCCAACGCTATCGCCGTGCAGCAATTGCGCGAATGGCTGTTGCGAACCGACGCGCCCGATTTCGTCATCGATGCGTTCAACAGGCTGTGCGCCGAGGCCAGGCGCGGTGAAAGGTGCCGGATATGAACACCCGCGAAATTCGGAACATGACGCAGGAGGAGTGGCGGCTCCTGCACGCGAACCCGCTGGTGTTGACCGCATCACAGGTCCCGGCGGCAGTAGGTGCGGATCGGTACTGCACGCGCTACATGCTGTACCATCGCAAGAAGGGCAATCTTTCATGGCCGGACGAATCGTTGCGATTCGCTGTTGGCCACGCGCTGGAACCGGTTATCGCGGATGCGTTCGCGCGCGAGACCGGCTATACGGTTCGCGACCCCGGCGAGTACGCGGCCATCCAGCATCCTGCTCACCCGTGGCTCTGGGCCACGCCGGATATTATCGCTGAGATAGACGGGGTGGATATCCCCGTCGAAATCAAGACGACGGAATCGTTTACGGAAGCGGCGAAATCGTTTTCGACGGGCAATACGCCGCTCCAGTACGATGTTCAGATCCAAATGCAGATGTACATAATGAATTCCCCGTTCGCCTATGCGGTATGCATGCGCGGCCTCGGATCGCGCGGGCTGGATATCGTCCGCGTGGAACGCGACGACGAACTGATAAACGGTTGCGTTGTCGCGGCCCATCAGTTTTTAGGCGATATTGCGGCTGGCCGCGAACCGGAACCGGGCGGCACGGACGCCGACTCCGACGCCATTCGACATCTGTATCCAGCCGACGACGGCGGCACGGTCACGCTCGATGTTGATGAATGGCGCGAACGGCTCGAACGGCTCGAACAGGCCAAGCGTGAAGCAAAAGCGATCAATGACGTGATCTGCGAGATTGAAAACCAGTTGAAGGCTGCCATCGGCGATCACACCTACGCCGTGTGCGGCGACGTGTCGTTTTCGTACCGGACACAGGAACGAAAAGGTTATGTTGTCCAGCCAACCATTTTCCGCGCGTTGCGGAAAGTATCAAAAAAGGAGAATGAATCATGACAACCAACGAAACGAATGATAATAGCCAATCCCAGTCCAAGGCTGTCGCGCAAATTGCCATGGGCGAGCGCGGCGTTGAACTGCGAACCATAGACGAACTCTATCGGTTCGCAATGGCGGTTACGCGATCGGGCTTCGCGCCAAAAGGCATGGAAAAGCCGGAGTCCATACTCGTGGCCGTCGAAATGGGCCTTGAAATCGGGCTTCGCCCGATGCAGGCGGTGCAGAATATCGCTGTGATCAACGGCCGTCCGTCCGTTTGGGGCGACGCGGCCATCGGACTCGTTCGATCAAGCGGGCTGTGCGCATCGCTCAACGAATGGTTTGAAGGCGAAGGCGACACGCTTACTGCGGTATGCGAGACGCAGCGGGCCGGGTCGCCGATTGCCACGCGGCAGACGTTCAGCGTAAACGACGCGAAACGGGCCGGGCTGTGGGCGAAAGCAGGGCCGTGGACGCAGTATCCGAAGCGGATGCTTCAGATGCGCGCCCGCGCATTCGCGTTACGCGACGCATACCCGGACGTCCTGAAGGGCTTATCGTTTGCCGAGGAGGCGCAAGACACGCCTGCGCCGATTGACGTAACGAATTCGGTTGCCGCCGCCGCGCCGCCGCGCACGAGGGATGAACTGAAGGCCCGGCTTGCGCCGCCGCCGGAACCGTTGCAGGACGCGCCTCAGGATGCGCCGCCAGCCGATGACGGCGCGCATGCGGACCTGTTCGAGCCGGACGAATTCGCCGCCGCCGCCGCCGAAAAGGTTGCGATTGCCGAACGGCTTGTCGAATCCGTAGGAAACGACGCACTGCTTGAAGTCATGCGCGATTTCGGGTACGAATCGGTCGAGGAAATGACGCTGGAACAGATGCGCGACATGGCCGGGCGGATCGAGGCCGTGTCGAAACCGCGCAACAAAAAAGGAGACAAATAACATGGATGCTTTAATAGTACGGTCCGCGCGGACCGCCGAAGGGCCGATGATGCTGATGATTTCCGGCCATGTGGATTGCGATTTGCCGAAAGCGGACCGCGACCGGCTTTTCGATTACGACGCGGGAGTGCTCTACGGCATTCTCAGGAAGCATATTCCGAGTGGCACGTACTATGCGCTGGTCAAGCGCATCATGGAGGACCGGCCATGAATGCCGCCAAATTGACGTCGAAACGAGTACGTTATAGCAGCGGTCGAAAAAAAGGAGAAATGACGACGGAAAAAACGCAGTACACGATCGGCTGCAAACTATTGAAGGCGGACGGCACGTCGCTCAACGGGCAGTACCGGTACGAGCGCGGCCGGTGGCAGACCGTGCCGGGTAACGGCGCGTATATTGCCGTTACCGCCGGGCTGACGGTTGGCGGCACCGGGCCGGTGCTGGCGTATTTCGAGTGCGCCAAGCCGACCGGCGCGCCTGCGCCATACGGCGTGCAGACGTACCGGCGCGTGCGCTGGATTTCTGATTCGCCGGACAGGATCTCACCTGAATTACGCGGCGAGTGCGCGTGCTACGCGCCGGGGTTGACCGGCGCGCAGCGTGTCGCGCTGGCGGCGGCGTCCACGGAGTACTGGCGCGGCGAGTGCGCGAGGGACGCGCCGGATCTGACCGGCGACCAGCGGTACGCGCTGGCGGCGGCGTCCACGGAGTACTGGCGCGGCCTGTGCGCGAGGGACGCGCCGGATCTGACCGGCGACCAGCGGTACGCGCTGGCGGCGGCGTCCACGCCGGACCTGCGCGGCTGGTGCGCGTTACGCGCGCCGGACCTGACGCCGGACCAGCGTGTCGCGCTGGCCACGTCGTCCACGCCGGACCTGCGCGGCCTGTGCGCGCGGTACGCGCCGGGGTTGACCGGCGCGCAGCGTGTCGCGCTGGCGGCGGCGTCCACGGAGTACTGGCGCGGCGCGTGCGCGTGCTACGCGCCGGGGTTGACCGGCGAGCAGCGGGCGGAACTCAGGTCATCGGCGACGACGAAGAAGATCGCATCGCGCCGAAGTTCATCGAGTTGGCGCACGATGACGCGACCGACTGGATCGCGGGCAAGATAAGGGAGTCGAGTTATGTGTAATATCAAAAAGAAGCGAGGGCCGAAACCGATGGGGCGCATCGTGCGCCCTGTCGGGCTTACGATCAAACACTGGGACTGGGCCAGGGTTCGCGGGCGCGGAAAGGCGACCCGCGGAATCCGCGTCCTTATAGAAGAGGACATGGAGCGAAATGGTGTACTAGATAAACAGGAAGGAGAGGCCAATGTATAACCGGATCGGAATATCGGGCGTTGTGCGCGGAATCGGATGGACAAACCTTTCTGCTCAAATGGAACAGGCAGGGCGCGAACGGGCCAACGCTATCGCCGTGCAGCAATTGCGCGAATGGCTGTTGCGAACCGACGCGCCCGATTTCGTCATCGATGCGTTCAACAGGCTGTGCGCCGAGGCCAGGCGCGGTGAAAGGTGCCGGATATGAACACCCGCGAAATTCGGAACATGACGCAGGAGGAGTGGCGGCTCCTGCACGCGAACCCGCTGGTGTTGACCGCATCACAGGTCCCGGCGGCAGTAGGTGCGGATCGGTACTGCACGCGCTACATGCTGTACCATCGCAAGAAGGGCAATCTTTCATGGCCGGACGAATCGTTGCGATTCGCTGTTGGCCACGCGCTGGAACCGGTTATCGCGGATGCGTTCGCGCGCGAGACCGGCTATACGGTTCGCGACCCCGGCGAGTACGCGGCCATCCAGCATCCTGCTCACCCGTGGCTCTGGGCCACGCCGGATATTATCGCTGAGATAGACGGGGTGGATATCCCCGTCGAAATCAAGACGACGGAATCGTTTACGGAAGCGGCGAAATCGTTTTCGACGGGCAATACGCCGCTCCAGTACGATGTTCAGATCCAAATGCAGATGTACATAATGAATTCCCCGTTCGCCTATGCGGTATGCATGCGCGGCCTCGGATCGCGCGGGCTGGATATCGTCCGCGTGGAACGCGACGACGAACTGATAAACGGTTGCGTTGTCGCGGCCCATCAGTTTTTAGGCGATATTGCGGCTGGCCGCGAACCGGAACCGGGCGGCACGGACGCCGACTCCGACGCCATTCGACATCTGTATCCAGCCGACGACGGCGGCACGGTCACGCTCGATGTTGATGAATGGCGCGAACGGCTCGAACGGCTCGAACAGGCCAAGCGTGAAGCAAAAGCGATCAATGACGTGATCTGCGAGATTGAAAACCAGTTGAAGGCTGCCATCGGCGATCACACCTACGCCGTGTGCGGCGACGTGTCGTTTTCGTACCGGACACAGGAACGAAAAGGTTATGTTGTCCAGCCAACCATTTTCCGCGCGTTGCGGAAAGTATCAAAAAAGGAGAATGAATCATGACAACCAACGAAACGAATGATAATAGCCAATCCCAGTCCAAGGCTGTCGCGCAAATTGCCATGGGCGAGCGCGGCGTTGAACTGCGAACCATAGACGAACTCTATCGGTTCGCAATGGCGGTTACGCGATCGGGCTTCGCGCCAAAAGGCATGGAAAAGCCGGAGTCCATACTCGTGGCCGTCGAAATGGGCCTTGAAATCGGGCTTCGCCCGATGCAGGCGGTGCAGAATATCGCTGTGATCAACGGCCGTCCGTCCGTTTGGGGCGACGCGGCCATCGGACTCGTTCGATCAAGCGGGCTGTGCGCATCGCTCAACGAATGGTTTGAAGGCGAAGGCGACACGCTTACTGCGGTATGCGAGACGCAGCGGGCCGGGTCGCCGATTGCCACGCGGCAGACGTTCAGCGTAAACGACGCGAAACGGGCCGGGCTGTGGGCGAAAGCAGGGCCGTGGACGCAGTATCCGAAGCGGATGCTTCAGATGCGCGCCCGCGCATTCGCGTTACGCGACGCATACCCGGACGTCCTGAAGGGCTTATCGTTTGCCGAGGAGGCGCAAGACACGCCTGCGCCGATTGACGTAACGAATTCGGTTGCCGCCGCCGCGCCGCCGCGCACGAGGGATGAACTGAAGGCCCGGCTTGCGCCGCCGCCGGAACCGTTGCAGGACGCGCCTCAGGATGCGCCGCCAGCCGATGACGGCGCGCATGCGGACCTGTTCGAGCCGGACGAATTCGCCGCCGCCGCCGCCGAAAAGGTTGCGATTGCCGAACGGCTTGTCGAATCCGTAGGAAACGACGCACTGCTTGAAGTCATGCGCGATTTCGGGTACGAATCGGTCGAGGAAATGACGCTGGAACAGATGCGCGACATGGCCGGGCGGATCGAGGCCGTGTCGAAACCGCGCAACAAAAAAGGAGACAAATAACATGGATGCTTTAATAGTACGGTCCGCGCGGACCGCCGAAGGGCCGATGATGCTGATGATTTCCGGCCATGTGGATTGCGATTTGCCGAAAGCGGACCGCGACCGGCTTTTCGATTACGACGCGGAAGTGCTCTACGGCATTCTCAGGAAGCATATTCCGAGTGGCACGTACTATGCGCTTGTCAAGCGCATCATGGAGGACCGGCCATGAATGCCGCCAAATTGACGTCGAAACGAGTACGTTATAGCAGCGGTCGAAAAAAAGGAGCACGAAAATGACGCACGATGAATTGATGACGCTGGCGATGGATGCCGTTCGGTGCGGCGCGTGGATGATCCGCGGCGACGACGACGGCGAGTCCTACGGCGGGTTCCGGTGGGCGGCTCCGGGCGAGTGGACCGAGGCGCCGGACTGGAACCCGGAGCCTGTCTGCGGCGGCGGCCTGCACGGGCAGGACCGCGATAACGGCGGGTATGCGGAGCGTCGGTCCCGCCTCGTGTTTTGCGAGACCGACGGCCCGCACGTGGCGATCGGCTCGAATAAAATGAAATGCCGCCGTGCGCGGATCTTGCTCGTGAACGCCCTGCCCGCCGGGCTTACGGTCGACGGCTCGCTGGATCTCTCCGGCTGCCCGATCGCCGAACTGCCCGCCGGTCTGACCGTCGGCGGCAGTCTGTATCTTGGCGGCTGCCCGATCGCCGAACTGCCCGCCGACCTGAACGTCGGCGGCAGTCTGAACCTGCGCGGCTGCCCGATCGCCGAACTGCCCGCCGGTCTGACGGTCGGCAGATGGCTCGACCTGCGCGGGTGCCCGATCGACTCGCTGCCCGCCGGTCTGACGGTCGGCGGCTGGCTGGATCTGACCGACTGCCCGATCGACTCGCTGCCCGCCGGCCTGACCGTCGGCGGCTGGCTCGACCTGCGCGGCTGCCCGATCGCCGAACTGCCCGCCGGTCTGACCGTCGGCGGCTCGATCGACCTGCGCGGCTGCCCGATCGCCGAACTGCCCGCCGACCTGAACGTCGGTGGCTGGCTCGATCTTCGCGGGTGCCCGATCGCCGAACTGCCCGCCGGTCTGACCGTCGGCGGCAGTCTGTATCTTGGCGGCTGCCCGATCGCCGAACTGCCCGCCGGTCTGACCGTCGGCGGCAGTCTGAACCTGCGCGGCTGCCCGATCGCCGAACTGCCCGCCGGTCTGACCGTCGGCGGCAGTCTGAACCTGCGCGGCTGCCCGATCGCCGAACTGCCCGCCGGTCTGACGGTCGGCGGCTCGCTGGATCTTAGCGATTGCCCGATCGCCGAACTGCCCGCCGGTCTGACCGTCGGCGGCTGGCTCGACCTGCGCGACTGCCCGATCGCATCGCTGCCGCCCGACCTGACCGTCGGAGGGAAAATATATACTGATGAGGATACTGTACTATAATGATGGCCAACTATTGGAAATGTCACAAAAAGGTGCGTGCAGGGCAACAGCAGCGCGAGGAACTGTGCGCGCGCAAAGCGGGAAACCAGATTGCGACGACGGAATTGCGGGCGTGGTTGCACGATACCGATGCGCCCGATTGGATTCTGTCGGCGTTCAACCGCCTGTGCGCCGAGGCGCGGCGCGGAGAGCGCGTGCCGCTGGAGGTCGAAAAATGAAACGGGCCAACACAAAATACGGAAACCGTCGGTGCTTCGCCGCCGGCAAATTGTTCGATTCGCGCGGCGAAGCGTGACCGATCATCGAAAAGGAGAACGGAAAATGATGCACTATTGCAGGCTTGAATCTGAAAACGAAAACGTAGCGCGGCGCGCATTGGCCGCGTTGCGGGCGGCGGCGGGACCCGTCACGTCCCGCGAACTGTGCCGGGCCGCGAAAACGATCAACCCCGGAACCGTCGTTTCGATGTTGCGCGCACAGGGCGTACCTGTTTCGTGCGAACGCCGGACCGATCACGCCGGGCGCAGGGTGTATTACTACAGCATAGAGGAGGCTGTGATATGAAAACCCTAGAGCAGCGTTGCAAAAAAGAGATCCGCGAGTTTGTCAAATCGCAAAACCACGATGTGCGCTCCGTATCGCACGTCCATCCGCGATGTTACGTTGTGGGCAAATTCGGCGATTCGCAAATTTTTGTCGCGTACCCGTGGGCGGATTCGGACGATTGCAACCGCGATTTCGACCGGCGCATACGAACGCATATCACGTTGAGCCGGACCGGCTCATTGAAGGAGTTTCCGCAAGGCGTCCAAGTCGGCGACTGGCTCTCGGTTGGATATGTGCGAACGAAATGGGGCGGCGTCAATGTAGCAGTGGAGGTTGTGGTATGAAGGGAGAAAACCACATGACTAATACACCCAGCGACAATCCTGTTGATGCGGCGGCTTTGATCGCCGACATGACATCACGCCGCGATGCCTGGCGCGAAATGGCCTATGCGCTCAAAGCAAAAGAAAAAACCTACAACATGTGGATTTGTTGTGCAGGCAAACTCAACGAGCAGGACGCGCGGGCGCGTTTGCGGGAGTTGGGAGAGATCAAATGAAAACGTTACGAGCATACATGCACCTCTTCGCCGAAGCCGATCAATTACAGCTACGGAACGACTGCCCGCACGCTGTCGAGTGCCCGCGCGTGTGCAAAGGATGCGAACTTTGTGGCTACGAACTTGACGCCGACGGATACTGCGAGTCGTGCAGGGAGGAAATGGTGCTATGAAATACCGGCCATTCAGAATGCTCGACATGTTTTGTGGTGCCGGTGGCGCGGCAATGGGCTATTACCGGGCGGGCATCCAAGAGATTGTCGGTGTCGATATCAGACCACAAAAGCGGTATCCATTTCACTTTGTGCAGGCCGATGCAATCGAATATTTCGAGCAGCATTGGCAAGAATTCGACTGCTACCACGCAAGCCCGCCGTGCCAGCATTATTGCGCGCTGAAAACGATGCCGAATGCGCGGCAACATCCAGACTTGGTTCCCGTCGTGCGCGATCACTTCGCGGCGATCAACAGGCCGTGGATCATTGAGAACGTCCCTGGTGCGCCTTTGATAAATCCGATCATTCTTTGTGGTTCTATGTTTATGCTCGGATGTGATGATGCAGAATTGCGGCGGCATAGGCTATTTGAGCTAGGCGGATTCGAGATTGCGCTTGTGCCGGAGTGTCGGCACGGGTGGAAGCCGCAAACGTGCGGCGTGTACGGGCATGCAGGCGGAATGTCGAAACGTGCCGCGGCACGAACAATCACGGTTGTCGGAGGACACGGTAGAGATCGTAGGCGCGAGGGAAACGGCCAGCAATTCAATACTCACGACCGCAAACAGGCGATGGGCATCGACTGGATGACCGGCGCTGAGCTGTCTCAGGCGATCCCGCCGGCATATACCGAATTCATAGGCAAACACCTGATTGAAGAACTGAAAAGGAGGGCGTCGTGAAAATCCCGTGGTGGCGACAGAGGAACCTCACAAAGCGACAGGCGGACGCGGCTCTATTGGCCCGCAGCATACCGGACCTGCAAGAGTACGCAGGCGCCGTGCTGGTAATAATGAAACAGATTGGCCTGAAAACCCTCGTAATGCACGCCGAACACGGGACCGTGCGGATTGATACAGAGGACTTTTATACATGACCAATACTCCCGGAGACAACCCCGGACCGAACATGCGCTATTGCCCGAAATGCGACAGACCACGGTTGGTCTGGATCGTTTCATTGAGCGGATCGGCCATAGACGCGAGGGTCATTGCAACCTGCGCCGTGTGCGGCCATAAACAGGAGGTGTGATGAGGAAACCGACGGCGAAAAATAAATACAGGACCGAAAGGCAGGCGTTTGCCGATGCGTTCGATGCGCACGGATATGTGCGGCGCGGGCCATCTCAAGAGGGGCGGTATAAACAAAAAATGACGGAGAACGACCGGTTGGAAATCGCGTTGTCGGAGGAAGCGGCGGCGGCGGGCGAATTCGACATGTCAGATGATGTTTGGGAGCAGCGATGCGCCCAGGAACGCAAGCGGCGGCACATCAAATACTACCTTTCGCGGCATGGTGGAAAACGGGTTGTCCGGGCACGCAGCGAATACTAGGTGTAAC